GAGGGAGTGCCAAACCGCTGCGCCTGCGCTATTGTCCACGCATATAAACACTCGCCCTGTGGAAGTATTTACCCATATCGAACCTGCCACATAACCGTCTGCGGTATCGTCTCCAACAGTCGGGTTTGTAGTGGCACTATTATTATTTACGCCACCAGATCCGCCATTAGCCACCGGAAGATAACCCGACACAGACGTACCTAATGGTATCTTTGGCCCCTCTCCAGCGGCCCCTGTGTGCGTGTGCCCTGTGGTTCCAAACGCCGTTTGCAGGGCATTAAACTCATTATTGAGAGGCGCTGCCGTAATGTCTAGCGTGTTCTGGATACTGCTTGCGGATTGTCTGGTATATCCTGCCATTATCGTCTTCCTGCTTTAGCATATTCAAACACCATGCCTTGGATGGTGTGTGGGGCGAATTGCCCCTGCGTTACAAATGTAGCCTGCACACTGAAGCCACTGCCCTGTATGTCGTTGAGAATAACAGGATTAGACGTACCGCCGTAGGTTACGTTTGAGCCGCCGTAAGTTATATTTCTCCCACCAAACACCACAGGCGCACCTGTACTCGTTTGAGCATAATCGGCTGGGTTAATAGTGTTGGGGTCTGACCAATGATACTGCAGCGCCAGATTCATAGTGAAGGGGCCTTCGGCCCGTACAAATGTATTGAGTTTGTGTATGGTTTTTCTTATCTCGGTGTCGCCCATATCTAAATATGGGGTACTATAAATCGATATTATATCTTCCCCGGCTAATGTATTACCGTTTTCTTGCTGGTATACTTTTCCATCAAAGCCCCCATGTAAGACATACTCCCGAGCGCCTATAAATTCACTGGTAATACAGGAGACTTTGAAGCCTAGTAATTCACTATACTCCCATTTAACCGCAGACCCGTCGAACACTAGGCCACCCAGAATACCAATGCCTTCGTCTGCAGTACCTCCTATAAAGACACGTACTTGGCTTTTGGATTTAATCACACAAGAATTAAGCGTACCCAAATCTTCGTTTTTAATAATGTCAATTAAGCGACCTTGAATAGGACGAGAAATGGATTCTAATTCGACGTCACCGATGCGTGACGTACCAGCAACGGGGCGTAGGCCATCATGGGCTAAGAATATGAGATCCCCGCCAAGTTCCTGCACACTATCTCGAGCCACGCAGCCTGTGTTAGCAGTCACACTATCCAATTTAAATGGCGCTGGGGCACTAGTAGAGGCGTCGGCGGTAAACTTCTTAATGGCGTTTTGACCAAACACAAAAAGATTATCCCGGAAGGGTTTGATTTGTACTACCTCGTACCCTATGGAATACTGCTCACCACCCGAGGCAGTGGTCCAATCAAACGGGTTTAAAGGCGCACAGTGAGATATACCACCTCGGTAATCCAGATCCCCACCCATAAAAATGTGGTTCTCAAAGACATCTACAATGGCGGGAGCATCATAGGCAGTTGCTCCCCCGGGACTTGTTAATGTCCCAGCGCCTGAACTGGTTATCTCTCTCCAGTTTGTACCATCGAAGATTACCGCTGGATTAACCCCATCTACAAATATGATGAAGGAGCCCGGTACGGCGGGATCTGGTGAGGACGCTGCCCGAGTGCCAAAGTTAAATTGCACATGGCGGACCTTGGATACGGTTTTAAGACTAAACCCGCTGCCTGTTTGTGTCGCTCGGTCGGTCAGACCCGTAGTAATTTTATTCCAGCCTAATAATGGTTGGTGCTTCCAAAAAGAATAAGTATTAGCACCCACGTCCTTGCGCATGGCAATGGGATATGGATTAGAAGTAGAGTTTTCATTACGATACATAACAAGGCCTAAAATAGGCCCTTCAGCTACGTCGTCGTTGTTAGAATCCTTTGCCTGTACTTCTTGCCCGTAATCGCCAGAGGCGTAGGTTACAGTGGTGTCGTAGTAATTAAAGCCCTCAATGCGGCGGTAACCCCCAAACAGACTAGGCTCGTAGTTCAGCAGTCGGGTAGCCGCACCACTATTATTCTCGGCTAAATCCAAATGGTTCTCATTGGAGTTTAGACCGCCGGAGCATACTACTTTAAGGGATTCAATCCTATCCACTTAGAAACTCGCATTAACTGTTTTGTATTGAGCAGCGCCACTACCCCCGCCGAAGTTGACCCGTGTGTCACTGAGACTGGAGTAGGTATTTATGTATTGGCTTTTCAGATCCGCCACGGCCTGCATAAAATTAGCTTTAGCCAATTGGGCGGACTCTGGGTTATCCTTCAGCATGTACATATGATACAATGCACCCTCTATGATCGTAGGCTCTACCGCATTAGGATAAATCACATTGCCTAGCATGGTGTCGTCATAGTTGAGCATTTCTGTAGGATGAAAATAATACCTGAATTGTAGTCGGTAAGTTTTATCTGGGGCGGGGCTTACTCCCCAACCTGTACCGTGGGACGGGAATACATATTTAGGTATGCTTAAACCCGAGGTAGAATTGTCGTCGTCCCTATCTCTGAAATTCTTGTACCATGTATCCGTAGAGATAAATTCTAACCTCTTGCTTTCGGATGAATAAGTACCATCACCTACAATCTGAAAACTCTCCCACTCCATAGTCTTCATGCCTACGGGATTAGAGTATTCCGTCTGCCCGACTACTAAGGTGGTAGTCTCTTCCGCCGCATTCCAAGGCCACTCATACTGCATGGTGTTTAAATCAAACATAGCCGAGTTAATGGCGTCTTTAGCCGCAGCGTGAATACCACGGGCTAAGGCGAAGTCGGTAGTGGATAGTTCAACCTCATTAAGGCGTCTCAGAAGCCTATTGGTTAAATTTATAAATGTAGTCATTACGCAACTTTCTTATAGGGCGATGCGGGAGAAGACACTTCAGTAGATTTGAACGGAGAGTTGGTTAGAGATACGGTAGAGGATTTAAACGGTTGCTGATGTATCTCTGTAAATGTGAACACATTAGTAGCAAAACTGGTGGTATGGGAATTTACTACGCCACTAATATTGGCACTATACAACACATTTGGCGTTATTGCGCCGGACGTTAGTACATTACCTGTTAATACATTTGTTATAACACGCTTGGCGTTCAAAGAGCCTGTAGAAGTGATATTATCTACAGCGCTGCCAATTTTAATTCTCTGGATTTCTACAGTATTTGTTGTGGTGATGCTGCCCGAAGCAACCGCATCAATCACAGTGCCAGTATAACCATTAATAGATGTGGTTGTAGAAATGTCACCTGAGACACTGACGGCGGTATTAATATTACCAGTAAGGCTGGTAGAAGCCGCTACGTTTGCGGATACTTCTCCCAGACGAACCCGTCTAGCATCAATGTTAGAAGTTGCCGCAATACTGCCTGTTGCAGAACCTTCTATTATTCTTTGGCCTACCGCACCTGTAGTGGTTGCAATAGAGGCGTCAGCGGCGGCGTTGGTCCTAAAGTTACCAGAAATACTGGTGGTCGTGTTAATGGTAGTGGATGCTTGTCCACTCTTAATCCTAGAAGCTGCCTCAGCGGTGACTTCCATCTCTTCTGTGATGGAACCTTTAACAGCCAATCTGCCAGCAGCAGACGCAGTGATGGCTTTTGACTGAGTAATAGCGCCTTCTACGGCTAGTCTGCCTGATACAGATGCCGTGACGGCAACGCTCTCAGTAATAGACCCCGCCGATATAATCTCGCTATCGACACTGGAAGTGATTACTGCTGAGGCAGCGGCCTCTCCCAGACCTACCTTTTTAGCTGCCACGCTGGTGGTGGTTACACTGCTAACGGTAGCTTCGGCTGGAGTGCTAACTCCCGCTGCCACACTGCCAGTAGAAGTGATAGAGGCGCTGGCGTAAATACCTTGATCCGCAACCGCCGACACTGTTGAAGTAACAGTTATGTTGCCAGAAATTTCGGCGGTACGTTTGCGCTGGTAAACAGTACTGGTAACTGTATTCGTCGAGGCCGCAACGTCTGCTACTCTAACCCGAAGCGCATCCAGAGAAGAAGATGCAGTAATCGTCCCGCCAGCCTCTGCATCATTAACAATCTTCGCTGAAACAGAACCCGACGAAGTAATGCTACCCGCTACTGGTATGCCTTCATCTACAATTGCGGATACAGACGAAGTGGTTGTTACATCTGTTGTAACATCACCCGTTCTCACACGATCTGCTGCTACACTGGATGTGCTTGTAACTGACGCCGCTGCATCTGCTACTTTTACAATATTACCATCCGCTGATGTGGTGGTAGATATTGAAGCGGTAGCGGCGCTTAGATTTACTTTTTGAGCATCAACCGAAGTGGTGATGCTAATATCACCGAATGGTATGAGCTTATTCGCTCTCTGCGCATCAACAGACGAGGTTGTCGTAATTGTGCCACTA